TCTATGAGTAGCGATATTGAGATTGGTGCTGTTGAATTAAAGAATGGCACAGATGATACTAGAGCAGAAGTAACTGCCGGTAATGCTCTCAAAGTAGATGGAAGTGCAGTAACCCAGCCAGTATCTGGTACAGTAACAGCAAATCTCGGCACATTAAATGGTGCAGCAACAGCAGCTAATCAACAGACTGACGCTTTGACTGATACCGAGCTTCGAGCCACTCCAGTACCAGTATCAGGTACAGTAACTGCTACACCAACAGGCACGCAGAATGTAGATGTAACAGCCAATACTATTGGGCTTGCAACAGCAGCTAATCAATTACCAGATGGGCATAATGTAACAGTAGACAACGGAATAGGTGCAGCAGCAGTACCAATTCAAGATGGTGGTAATTCAATCACTGTAGATGGTACAGTTGCAGCCACTCAATCAGGTACTTGGACAGAAGCTAATAGTGCAGCCATAAAGACAGCAGTAGAAACTATCGATAACGCTATATCTGGTAGTGAAATGCAGGTAGATGTAGTCGGAGCCTTACCAGCAGGTACGAACGCTATAGGTAAACTCGCAGCTAACTCTGGTGTAGATATTGGTGATGTAGATGTAACCAGCTCAGTCTCATCTACCCTTGACCACGGCTCGAACCTAGACATAGACACCACAGCAGAACAAATAACTTCTACTTCTTTTGCTTGTAAATTTGGGGTTACTCTAAGAGCCGATGTGACCAATACTGGAACTTTATATATCGGGAACTCAGATGTTACAGTCAGCGGTACAGCCGCAACTGATGGTATACCTTTAGGCCCTGGCGATAGCCTATTCTTGCCAGTGACAAACTCTAACATCCCGTACGCAATCGCTTCTGCTAATAACCAAAAGATTTACTGGGTAGCGGTATGATTTCGCAAAGCTGGGTCGGGCAAGGTTTACCTCAAGGATGGCAAACATTTAACACTACGCTAACTCAAAGTGGTTCAGTCACCTTCACCCAGACACGCTCTAAATACACCGTAATTGGAAAGACCTGTATATATTCTTATTACCTAGCTGTTACTGGAACTGGCACAACTAATAACAACATAACCGTAGCACTACCATTAACAGCAGCTTCAGCAAATGCGTTCTCTGGATTCGGTGGTTGGTACAACGCCGGAACCGCTACCACTTACTCTGGTGGGCATGTAATAGTATCCACTACCGCGTTCTCAATCGCCTTAGGCGGTAGCTCCACGCCTGGTAGCTTCTTTGGGAAAGTACCTAATGCAGCTTTGGGTAGTGGTGATGTTATTGCTGGTACGATTATTTACGAGATAGCGTAGGGTTGTTGCAAGTCTATTAAGACTTCTTGACGACTTTAGCATTTATATTATAAGAATAAACTATAAGAGGATTTTAGATGAACGAAACACTATACACCAAAGCACTAATAGAAAAAGCAGACAATGGCGAGATCACTGCCATAGCTTCGACAGCAGTAGAAGATAGACAAGGCGAAATCGTAGAAGTTGAAGGCTGGGATTTGAAAGACTTCAAAGCTAATCCGGTAATCTTGTGGGGTCATGACCATAGTCAATTACCTATCGGTAAAGCAACCAAGACTTGGATTGAGGGTACTGGTAAAAGCGCCAAACTGATGACTAAAATCGCATTCCAAGAAGTAACTGAACTTGGGCGTGCTGTAAAACAATTAGTGGCTGATGGCGTGCTTAAAACTCTCTCTGTTGGCTTTATGCCGGTAGACGCTGATGGCAATCGCTTTACTAAACAGAAGTTACTTGAAATTAGTGTGGTAAATGTTCCAGCTAATCCTGAAGCAATGATGTTAGGTTATAAGAGTTTGAAGAATGCTGGATTCGATGATGATACTATTACTAAAGCTGGTATTCCAACTGCAATGATAGACGAGATTGAAAATCTGAAAAAAGATGTGCAATTTGTAAAGGCACAAGTTAATTCTGCGGTGAATGGGCTTAAACACCTAAATCCGCACACGGGTCGAAGCAATCGTGTTGTAACAGAACGATTGAGTATGGCAAAGGCTACTGCGAGAGCAGCAGATCTTATACTGTCAAATAAAACTCAACCATCTGATACAATCCGGTCTGCAAAAATAATCAAACAGGCTAGTGATAAAATCATTAGCTCGTTAAAAGGCGAATTAAACTCAAATGGAAAGAATTAAAGAACTACTAGAAAAGGCCGAACTTACTGATGTAGAGCAAAAAGAACTTGATGAACTTCTAAAAGAACTTGATGAACTTCTATCTGAAGCTAAAGATGTACAATCTGAAGTTAAAGATGTACAATCTGAAGTTAAAGAAGAAGTCCAAGATGTTGAAAAAGATATAGATGACGCTGCCAAAATGATTGCTGATAAAGCTATCGAACAGGCTGAAAGCAGACTATCAAAATCTATCGACGAACTTGCTTCAAAACTAGGTAAGGGTCTTGAAATTGCTGACGACGCCAAAATTAGTGTTAAATCACCTAAATACATAATCGACAGTAAACTAGGTAAGAAAACTGTTGCAGAACTTGAAGATATCAAGGTTGAATTACCAATGCGTAAAAGTGCTGGTAAAAAAGTAACTGAAGTATCTCAAAAGACTGTAAACTTTGTTCAAGCTTGGCTAACTGGCGACCACCAAAAGTTACAAGTACTTGTTGAAGGTACTGGTGCTAGAGGTGGATTCCTAGTACCTGATGACTATGCAAATATGCTAGTTGAAGATATTAGAGATGTATCTATAATGCGTAGCATTGCAGATGTGATGACCACTACAAGTGATACACTTCACTTGCCAAACTTGGCTAGTCGACCACAAGCCAGCTTCCGTGCAGAAGGTGCTGTTAAAAGTACTTCAACTGTCGGATTTGGTGAAAATGTATTCACTCCTTACAGTTTAGCTACAATAATACCTCTATCTAACGAACTTGTTGCTGACGCTACTTTAGGCGTTAATGGCAACATTGTTAATAAGGTGAGTGAATTGGCAGCTCAAGCTCTATCTGAAAGAGAAGAAAGAGCATTCTGGCAAGGAAGTGGTACAGGCGAACCAACTGGTATGAGTACTTACAGTGTAGGTACTATGTCTGGTGGAATCACCGACACTACTAGAGCTGACGCTTTGATTTCAACTTACTTCAGATTGCCACAAGGGTATAGAAATAAAGCTGTATGGGTAATGAACTCACAAACTATGGAAAAAGTGCGTGGACTCAAAGATACACAGAACAACTACCTACTCGGTAGTGTTACTGGCTCACCTATGCCAACTATACTTGGACGACCAGTTTACGAATGTAACTGGGTAGCTGCTGGTACTGCTTACTTCGGAGATTTCAGTTACTATGTAATTGTTGACCGAGAAGGCATACAAGTAGATACTTCATCTGAAGCTACTGTTGCAAGTCAAAGTGCTTTCGAACGCAACTTGACCTTTGTTCGTGTTGAAAAGCGTGTAGACGCAGAATTGACACTTACAAACGGAATACGAAGCGTTACATCACTAGGTACTATCTAGTATCTAAACCTTTGGGCTACTATATCGGGGGGTTAGTAGCTCTTGGGTGGAGGTATTATGAGAGTCAAAATAACAAAAGATAACGGAACATTACATAAAGGTCAGATCGTAAACCTACCAAAGAAAGAAGCATTGAAATTAGTATTAAGTGGCAAGGCAATCTTTAGTAAAGACTTTGCTGACGCAGATATGAGGGTCAAATGACAGCATTAAATAGTTGGGCATTAACATCTGAAGCAGATGTAAAAGAAAGTCTAGGAATAACTGGCACTAGTCAGGACAATTTGATTAGAAGAAAGATCAACCAAGCTACTGATATGATTGAATCTTACTGTGGTAAGAATAACGGACAGCACTTTGCTAGTACGACTTATACCAATGAAGAATATGATGGAACTGGCACTAATCAGCTAATACTACGCAATGCACCTGTTATATCTTTGAGTAATTTTAGTGAACGCAACACTACTGAAAATGATAATGACTGGACTACTATTGAAACCAGAGATTACTTTGTAGATTTAACTGCCGGTGTAATAGATTGTAGATTTGGCATATTACCTTATTGGAACTTATACAAGGTTACTTATGTGGCTGGCTTTACTACGATACCAAGTGATTTAGCTGAAGCTTGTGTAATGCTATCTTGTGCTTTAGTTGAAAGTGCAAGTACTGGTGCAAGTGTAAAGAAAAAGACGCAAGGACCGAAAACAATCGAATATTATGATAGCGTACAGGGTGAGAGCTTAATTACCCAGCTTGGCATAGATGATATGCTACAACGCTATGTGAGAATATCAATCTTACCGGACAAGTAAGATGGCAACATTATTTTTTACTAACCACGACATACAGATATATCGGAATCGTAGAATTGGCAGCAATAATCGCTACACTATGAGTGCTACTGGCACAGTTGTGCCGGCAGATATTACACCAGCTAGTTTAGAACGCACCGAGTTTGAGAATAGTGCGATTGGTAAAACATACATTGGCTATGTTGATGTGGATTTGAATATTAAAGAAAGTGATGAAGTCGTAGTAGTTGATAGTAGCGATTTGAATAACAAGCGTTATTCGGTCAAGAGTGTGTCGAGATGGGAAGGCTTTGGCATTGTGGATTGTAAAGAATTAACTCTAGTGAGCCAAGACTAATGGCTCAAGTAAGTATAAAAATCAAAAATATAAATGAGATTAGGCAAGCTTTTAGTCAAGCACCGAATCTTATGAATAGAGAACTCAAAGACGCATTGAATAGATCAGCTATTACTGTGCAAGGTCGCAGTATGCAAAATACACCTGTAATAACAGGGCGATTACGATCAAGTCATGTCTTTGCTGTATCTGGTAGTGGTATGGGAATGCAAGCAGTAGTATACCCAACAGCTAACTATGGTATATTTGTACACGAGGGTACTAGATTTCAGCGACCACAACCATTCTTGAAAGATGGATTAGAATCTAGTGCTGATGAGATACAGGGCTACTTCCAAAAAGCAACGCAGAATGTATTTGATAAAATAGGAAGGCAAACATGAGCATATCAACAGACATAAAAAACTTAATAATAACTAGCGTTAATAATTTAGCTAGTACTCAAACTGTGTATGGCTATCGTGAGCTTAATCCAAGTGGTTGGCCGGCAGTTTGGGTAACTACTAGCGATATGGACGGAACATTCGCTACAACGGCTGAAAACAGGCGTATATACGCTTACAGCGTTACTTGCCTATGGCCATTGGGTGAAGATTTTGAAAAAGATGGAACACCGAGAGAAGAATATGCCGAAGAAGTACTTGCGACAGTAGTAGATGAAATTATAAATGTGATAGACGATAGAGGATTCTTAAACACCATTAACACTTATGGCTCTGGTGATACAGTTGGATTGTTTATTGAAGCGTCTGACGCACAATGGGGTGAGATTGACTTTCAAAAAGGTAAAGCAAAAGCTGTGCAGATGTTAATCAGGATTCATACCGATTATAATACTGCGACATAACTTCTAATTAGACTCTCCCCTATGTAAAAACCTATGACACTTATTACACAGCCATATGACCTCTAATGGCTTGTTGTAGTCATTGTGATGTGCTTCAATTCTGCCACCTGATTTGCACTTGCTACACATACTGGGTCTAATCAGTCTTTCAGATATAATAGCACCTCTGACTATGCTGTGAGCTTTTTCTTTTATTGGATTGCGTTTTCTACCATTCTTTTTGTACCATTCACGGTAGTATTCTCTTATCTTGTCTTTATTCTTTGCTCGCCACTTCTCAACCTGACGCTTCTTTTCTTTATCGTTATAAGTTCCCCACCTAGAAGAGTAGCAGTCCTTACACCGAGTATTAGAATATTTATAAAAGTTATCAGTATCTGTACAGCCACACTTGTTGCATTTCATAATACCATTATATCAAAGAACTTATAAAAATATAAGCGATACTTCTTGACGAATATCGTAATTATAAGTAATAGTAATAATATAAAGGAGAATTAGATGAGTAAGTTTGTAGGAAGATTAGGAAATGTAGGTGTAGCCAAAGAAGCTACTAGCGGTACTATTGTAACGCCAACCTTTTATGTTCCATTTAACACAATATCATTTGACGATAAAGTAACCACAGCCAGAGAAGAAGAAGGCTTGGGTAGAATTGAAGATAGTGATAGTAATTATGTAGTAAATAAATATGGGGAAGGTGATTTAGAGTTTGATCTAAACGATTTGAATCTAGGCGTATTCTTGACATCACTATTAGGTGCAAGTCCAACCACTACCGGTGGACCGACTTACGCACACGCTTACGCACTTGCCAATACCAATACTCACAAGACTATCTCACTAGCTTACCAAGACCCAGACCAAACCAAGATATTTCCATTTGCAATGGTAGATGGACTTGAAATTACTGTTGAACCAGAAGGTATTGCTAAAGCCAAAGCTAGTTTTAAATCAAGAGTATCAAGAGATTGGTCTACGCTTACACCTAGCTATACGACACTTGGTAATAAGTTTTTACACCAACATCTAGTATTTAAGACAGCAGCTAGTACAGCCGGACTTGCAGCAGCTAGTGCTATATCACTCAAAAAGCTAACTCTAAAGATTATGGCTAATACAGAGTTTGATAATGTAATGGGTACTGTTGAGCCAGAAGCAATTCTAAACCACCAATACACAGTTGAAGGTGAAATTACACTAAACAAGACTGATGATACTTACCGACAACTAATGCTGGCTGGTACTTACAAAGCAATTCAAATCAAGTTTGATAGAGCTTCTAACTCAAGCCTAGATATACAACTACCAAGAGTAGACTTTACAGAATGGGAACAAGACCGAAGCCTAGATGATATCGTAGGACAAACCATACAATTTAAGGGTAACTATGATAGTGCAAATGCAGCAGCTGTAATCAGCACTTGCACATTGACCAACACTAATAGTGGTGCTAACTACTAATAACTAACGAAAGGAAAAAGCAAATGAGCAGAATAGTAATAAAGCGTTACATCTCTTTGGATTTTATAAGTGCAGACTATAAAGATTGTTATCTTGAGTTTAAGACTATACCAATGAAAGACTACGAAAAGTATGTTGAACTAGCTGGTGAGAACAAAGACGAAAAGAAAGCAGTTGGATTTATCACTAGCACACTACAAGATCTATTCATATCAGGGAAGTTTATCGGTGAAGATGGTGAACTATTTGATGTCAAAAAAGAAGAGCTAGGCGACTTTGACATGAATGTTATGATCACAGTATTCAAGACTCTAACAGGGCAAGACCAAAACCCAAACTAAAAAGGCGACTTGCTGATAGTATCTTCCATAATGGCAAGCCGCCAATCGAACTACTGAAATATCACTATCGCAAGCTATTCCATTTATCTGCTAAACAATTAGAAGAAGAGCCGATCACGGACTTCTTTACGAATCTGCTTATTTATAGTTATACTCAAGAAAGAGAGCGTATCGAGATGGAGAAATCTAAACAATAATGGCAACAGCAGAGATTAAAGCAGTCATAACTGCCGAAGATAATGCTAGTGATGTAGTTAGCAAGTTCGGACAAAACATTGGTGCTATTGGTGGTAGCTTATTAGTTGCCGGTGCAGCTATGACTGCTTTCGGTGTAATGGCAGTCAATTCATTCAATGAAAGTGAAGCTGTCGGTGCTCAACTTAACGCAGTATTGAAATCTACCGGTGGCATTGCTGGAGTTACTGCTGATGAAGTAAATGGACTTGCGAGTGCATTACAAAAGACAACTCGTTTTAGTGATGAGCAAATTGGTGTTGCTCAAAATATGCTATTAACATTTACCAAGATAGGCAAAGATATATTTCCAGATACGACTAAAGCGGTGCTTGATATGGCTACTGCTATGGGTACTGACTTAAAATCTACATCTATACAAGTTGGTAAAGCATTGCAAGACCCAGTTCGTGGTGTTACTGCATTGCAAAGAGTTGGTGTTAGATTAACTGACGCACAAAAAGATTTAGTACAAAGTCTGGTTGATGTGGGCGAT